CTGCTTGGTGTAAGCCATCGAACGAGCAAGTGCTTTGGTATAACGAGCGCTGAGTGAGTCATAGAGGTTGTCCTCAATTGCCTCTTCAGTAATCGCAAAACCGTAAGCAATGGTTTCGTGCGTATAGCGAGCCGTAAATGCTTCCTGCGCGTTGTCATAAGCAATCGCAGCGCCTTCAGACTTAACTGGGGCGGCTGAGAAGCCAGACAGTTTGGTTTCTTCTTCAAACGAACGCTCAGAAGTCTCAGAAGCATAAATTTCTTTATGCTCTTCGCCGTAGCGAGCGTACTCCATACCAAACAGAGCATTAAGTCCGGGCAGGAGTTCTTTTAATAGTTGCGAACGTGAAATAGCCATTTAAGATCTCCTTAAGTGCCGCTACCAGCAGACTGATAGTACGAATGTACACCGAAGTTAAACTTCACGATGCAGTCCGTAAACAAGTCGCCGGGTGTTGAGAAAGTAGGAGCACCATCAACTAGGTCAACGATGCGTACTGCCAAAGTAGAAGTGTTAGCCGTAGTAGCCGACACATTTACTTTACTGTTACCGCTAGTAACAGAACCGTTGCTAAAGTTGCCTAAAGCAGCGTTGTTACCAATATCAGCAGCGGTTACAGGGCCATCAGCCTGAACCTGATACAACTGATCAGGATCATCAATTACGCTGACATAAATGTTGGTGTATCCAGAATTCACTGCGTTAGCAGGGAGAAACTGTGCCCACTGCGAGTATTTTAGGGTGGGGTCAGTGTATTGAACACCAACGCACACACCTACAACACCAACAGAGGAAGTGGTGGGGGTAGAAGTCAAAGCAGAAGGTTGTCCATCTGAAATGCTCACTACGTCACCAAAGAAAATGCCAGTCGCACTGTTCGTGGTCATCGCGTACTTGCGGATTGTGCCGCCAGTAAATGATTGTCCGCCGATCAGATTGATTGGACGTAGCCCGTAAGGGGCTTGAACTGTTGCCATATCAATCTCCTAAGAGTTTATCGTTTGTTAAAACTTACCTCAGAGCGTTTCTCGGTAAAGAGAGGCATCCTCGGATCGTTTTCCCGCATGAAGTTGTTATCCACAGACTGAATCTGCCTATGGCTTAACTCATCATAGTAGGCTTGTCGTGCTTTTGTTTTTTCTTCCAACTGCTTACAAAGCATCAAGCCGCCAATCTCGACATTTCCACTTAACTTAGAGGGGTCGTCTACGATAAATGCCATCTCGGGATGATCCTCAATCCGTACAGGCTCATATCCATCACGACGTGCCATAGAGACGTTTCTAGCGTCACTCTGACCCATGAAATGAGTACGAATCCAACGGAAGGTATAACCATCTTGTGGATCGGGATCCGGCAATTGCTGCGGAGGTGTATAGGTAAATGACTGAGCGCGAGATTCGCGTTCACGAGATTCTAAAGCACGATCAATTCTTGACATTATCTATTCTCCTGCATAGCAACTTGTTTCGCATATACCTCTAAGGGGACACCCAAGCGTCGAGCAATAGCCACCTGTGATTTGGTGAGCGTAATCTTTTTACTTGAGGTCGTTCGTGTCGCCGGTGCTACCACCGTTGTCTGTTGGCGTTTTTCTACCTTCTGTGGCTCTGGAGTTTCATCTTTTGCAGAATCATTCTCCTCGAACCTATCGGGAAAAACTTGCCGAAGCCGAGCATCAATACGCTCGTAGTATTCGTCAGACTGAGGACTTAACCCAGTCTTAACTAATTTCTCGTGCTGTGCATACGCCAATGCCGTCATTTCCTCGTCAACACCAAACCAAGTGTTGCGGTTGTACCAGTTGATTGCTTTCTGGTCTGGCGGCGGCACTTGCGGTTGCACAACCTGTTGATAAGGTACTGAATTATCTTCCGGTTGTAAAGTCTCTTCTTTTTGGGCCGCAAACTGGGGTTGATACCTTTTCCAGTTTTCCTGCTCCATAGTAGCCCGACTAATCTCAGACATTGCCTCAGCGACCTTATCCGGGTCGCCAGATTCTTGGGCTTCCCTGAGACCACGTTTTGCCGCTTGTAGTGCAACATCGGTGCGAGCCTGTGCCTGTTCAAGAAGCACCTTTTCGCCCTCTGTTAACTTTGATTTCAGGCGTTTATTTTCTTCTAAAACCTGCTTGGCATAGGCTAGAGCCTCGGCTTGCTCCCGAGAGGCTTTATCTTTTGCCCTGCGCTCGTCATGCCACGCCCGCTTTAGTTCATCTAGGCGTTTTTGGACTTTATCGTTGACCGCATCTATCTCGTCCGTCTCCTTGGGGGCGGTTTTCATAGGCTTGCGGTTCTGATCCTCGGGAGGGGTGTCGTCCACGATCTCTATCTCAAAATCGGGGGCTTTTTTACCCTTGGTCTCCTTTGAAGCCTTGACTTCAGCCACTTGAGCAGACGCTTCCTCATACCCCAAATCAACGTCTGGGGTAGACTCTTCTGCCTTGGCTTTCAGGTCGTTATTGATTGTTTCTAGTGTTGTTACGATTTCTTCATTAGCCATTTACTTCTCCTTACGCACGGGTATAACCACGAGGATCGTCCACGACGGCTTCAACTTGGTCGTCGTTAATCAGGCGAAACTCTTGTCCGTCAATCTTGAACCGAGTGCCTGAATAATTACGCATGATGATGAAGTCGCCTTCTTTACACCAAGGGCCACTTTCAAACTTGGAACCCTTGTACGCCAGCGATCCTAATTTAAGTACAAACCCTAAGCAGGATGCTGTTTCTTCCGCTTTCTTGGTGGCTTCCGCCAGCACTAGCCCTGAGTCTCCGAGGTTTTCGGCCACTTTGGGAAGAGTGATGAGGATCTTGTAACCCGATGGTTCGGGCATCTTTATGGGGTCTATTTGGGAAGCAGCGTTTTCAGTTGCCGCCCGGTCAATTGCGCCTATTGTCATAGTGAATCTTCAGCCTTTTTAGCGATTTCGATTAGGTCAAGGATTTCCCGTTCTGCCATAGCAAGTCCTTGTATTACGCCGACCCGAAATCGATAATCGGCATAATCCGTTGCGCCGCCGGTGGCTAGGTCGTCGGCTGAATTGTTTAAGTGATCCCGCAGTCTTTTTCTAATCTGCTCCTCAAAAGACTTAACTTCCCCTACTTGTATGTATGTAGACATTTAGTTCTCCTAGGTGGTAGGTGGCTTTGACTTGTCTTGTCGTAACCGCGCCATGTCTACCCCTAGACGTACTCCCTCAGCCTCAAAGCGCCCTTTCATATCTTCTTTGGCCTTGGCAACTTCTATACCCAACCGAGCGCCTTCAATCTCGGCTTGAGCCTTGATACGCTCCTCCTCAATGCGGATCTGATCCGCTTTAGCGGCGGCGTCCGTTGCGTCTTTCTTAGACTTTCTTTCAATTTCCGCTGCTTTTAGCGCCAACTCCTGCTTCTGGATCTGTGTGATCGGGTCATTGGCAGCGATCTGAGCCTGCTGTGCCGCAATCTCGGTCTTACTCTTACCCAACACCAAGTCAGAGGCTTGGGCCGCGACACGGGCCAACTCAACCTCAAACTGCTCAGGCATCTTCATATCAGGCGGCGGCAGGGCAACACCCATAGCCTCCTCCATACGCTGGCGGTAGGCAAACGCCAAGTGCTCGGCAATATGTGCCTGTGCTGCGGCTTGGATACGGGGGGCTGCTGGGTTCTGCCCAATCATCTGTTGCATCAAAGGATCTTGTAATAAGTTCATATGAACCCGGATATGGGCTTCGTGATCCTGATAAATGAAGGCTTTCAGCGGTTTTAGGTTGATTGCGTTCATGTTTTCCGTGATGGGATCCTTTGGAACCTCATCTTCAGCCGTCGGAATCAGTTTTGCGACGTTTCGTACCCCCAAAATCTCCAACATCTGCCTATGTAACTGCGCCATGTCGTATAACTGGGGTGCCGTTTGGGCTAATTGGAGGGCTGCTTGGTACTGAACCACCCGCTGGGACATTGTTGCCGCATTTGGATCGGAAACAGGGATGATTTCTGTAACTTCGTAGTCGCTTCGGGTCGCCGGAACCATCTCATCATCGGTTTGCGGCTCATATTCGTACTCATCGGGGGCAAATTCGGCAATTATTGCCGCCAAAAGCCCAAATTCCATCTTCATCGAGGCATGTAGTCGAGCCTGAACGGCTGACATCACCTTTAAAGATCTTTCTAGCAGGGCCAATGTAGTCCCCACCGGTGTTTCCTTGTTTACGTCAGTGATCTTTAGTTCAGAAACGGCGGCAAGACCGCGCCCCTGATCAACGATCCTATCCATAAGAGCCAATAGCACCTGACTTGGCTCTTTGTAAGGCAAGAAAGCGATGTTTTCGCTGATTTTCCCGCTTGCAACGTCTACATCTCGGAACTCTCCCGGGGAGATCGGGGTGTCATCACCCTTAATCCGCAGTCCACGGGTCTTCAAGCCACCCGGCAAGTTCGCCAAAGTGCCCGCATCGACAAGTTGACGAAGTATAGAAGTGCTGGATTTGGCATGACCACCGATTAGGTGGATTAACCCATACCCATAAAACCCAAAACCGGGAATGTAAACATAGTGAACAAAGTGTAAACGCTTGGCTTTTAGTTTGTCGTCAGGGTTCCAGTTGCGCCGAATGGCAAGTATCGTCTGGGTTTGCTTCTCGACAGACACTACATAGGGTATAGCGATGCCGTTCTCGTCCCGAAGCGGGTCGTCTTCAATGTCCAAATCGACGTGCATCTCCAAAATCTGATATCTGTCGTCGTGAACAATGTTTGCTTCGTCACTTTGAGCCTTTAAATCGCTACGATCTACCGACCCATACTCTGGTTCGGGTAAGTCAATGTCTCGGTAAAAGCCAGCAATCTGTAATTTCTTGACTTCGTTGACTGTTTTCCGCATCACATGGGTGTAGCGCTCACAGGTCAGCAGATCTGAGGCCCCATAGGGCACCACAAAATCCTCGGCTGGGATGAAAACAGCGACTTGACGATCAAGATTTGGGTCAAAGTAGACCTTTTTGAAGGCCGAACCCGCCAAGGCTAGGCTCCACAACATTCTTTCGTGCTCTGCACGATACTCAGGCATCTTGACCGTGAGTTGGTAGTTCATGTCTTCACGGACACGGGCGGCTGCATCTTCCTTAGTTTTAGTGATTTTCCCAATAATCTGTGTCCGCACGGGGCCACTGGCAGGGAAAGTCTCCATGATGGAGTCGGCTTGGAAGCGAACTACGGCCTCAGACAGGATCGGGTGGAACACCCCGCATGCCCCTTCCCAAGGCTCCATGCGCTCTTGCATGTTTAAGCCTAGCAACTCTAGCCCGTCAAAGTACGTCTTTTCCCAATCTTTGCGGGAGTCCTTGTCCGTTTGGAAGTTTTCTAGCATTTCCCCTGCTAGGTCGGACAGGGCGCCTTCGTCCAAATACTCGGCTAGGTTGGCGGTGAACTCATCAATACCCTCGCCGCCCCCGCCCTTGGCAATCTCTATTTCTAGCCCCCCGGCCCGTATTTCTACCGATTCAGGGTCTTCAATCTCGATCTCAATATCCGGCTCAGAGGACATTAACTCTTGATCTAACCCCAACGGGGCTTGCGTTATAGCCTTATCGATTGCCATATCTCATCCTTTAGTAATACCCCTTGGAACGCCGCGACTTGAAAAAACTAGGATCATCCGGCTCATCGGATTCTAGGCGAATAAGCCCGCCATGCCGAAAGCGTATCAGAGCCTGTGTCATTGCGTCCACTAAGTCATCATGCTCGCCTGCTGGAAACGAAGCATACTCTTCTATTACCTCTTCTGCCCACCGAGCATCCGGGGCGTACACCAGACCCGAAGCAAAAATATCAGCAATTGAGTTGACCCGGGTAATCTTGTCATTACCCCTGCTTGGTATGTAGTCCTGCACAGGGATACCCATAGAACGCAGTTCATACACCAGAGGTGCACCGGCTGCTTTTGCTTCAATGATGCAACAGTCTGGCTCGTAGTCTTTATACAACTCAAGCGCTTTTTCTTTTAACTCTGGAAACTCAAGTCGCTCTTTAAACGCATCGAGCAAAATTATCTGCGGGTTCGGTGAATCTTCTGGATGAAAAATGCCAAGCGTTATACACGCACTAAAGTCAGAGCGGCTAGTTTTACTAAACGCTGTATCCCATGACTGAATAATGTAATCACACTTAGGTGGTTTATCGTGTTCCCACACCTTCCACCACTCACGTTTTATTAACGCACCTTCTGCACCTGTTGGTGCTTGCATGTACTGTGCGTTCCATTTGTGAATTGGTAGTTCATCTTTCAGTGCAGTTAATTCTTCTAGGCTCCAAAACTGAGGCCACAGTGGATTGCCACTTGGTAGGATCGCAGGTAGTTCAATTACTTCCCACTCTTCACCACCACGTTGCACACTTGCTTTAATTACTTGCGCTGTTAGATCACGTTTGCTCCAACGTGTCATCACCATCACGATTGATCCACCGGGTTGCAAACGCTGACGTGGGCCAGATGAATACCACTCGTATACCTTGTCGTAGATGTCAGGATTAACTTCAGCAAGAATCGCTTCTTGTTCTGAGTGCGGATCATCAATGATCAAGAGGTCTGCACCTTTACCTGTGACAGCGCCGCCCACACCAATAGCAAAGTATGTGCCGCCGTGGGAAGTGTTCCATCGTCCAGCAGCCTTGCTGTCTGACTGTAGTGAGACCTTGGGGAAGATGGCTTTGTAATTTTCACTGTCAACGAGATTTCGCACTTTACGTCCGAAGTCTGTTGCAAGTTCTGCGGTGTGGCTTGTCTGAATGACCTTTTTTGTAGGGTATTTTCCAAGGAACCACGCGGGTAGCAGGTAAGAGGCGAACTCAGATTTTGTATGTCGGGGTGGCATGTTGATGATGAGACGTTTAAGTTCCCCGCGAGCCACTCGCTCGAAGGCTTCTGCCATGATCTCGTGATGCCGTCCATGTATAAATGTCTCCCACATTGCATTGACAAAATCTAAAAATTTGTCTTGTGCTTTATTTTTGCGTTTGCGCTTGGAGAGTTCCTCCAAGATCTGTTTAGCAACCGCTTGTTTATCTATCGGTAGTTTTGGTAAGACCTGCTCAAGTAGTTCAGGACTAAGTTCGGATGCACCCATCTATTTATCTTCCGCATCCACTTCTTCTACTTCTTGTTCCTCTGCCTTAATCTCTTCAACGTCTTGCACTTCTTCAGACATTAACTGTTCTACCTTTGTTACTTCTCTTGCCTCTACATCAACGTAATCTTTAAATAGGCCAACTAACTCTCGCTCTAACTCTTCGGTTGACTTATTGATAATCGTGATCTGAGTGCGCTCGGCAAAAAGCCCAACGTCTGCAATCTTTCCAATTAACTCCACAGACTTAAGACGCACCTTGGGATCTGGGTCGTCTAGCATCTCAATTAGTTTATTAGTAGCGACTGTGCGTAACTGAGCGGCATCTTTTGCCACTTGCACTTCGTACTCTTCTAATAGTGCCCCTAACTTGATTGCCACCCCGGGTTTGAATATTTGTTTCGTGGTGGGCTTTACCTCTTGGGTTATAACTTGTTTAGCAAAGAGATCGTCCTCTTCCTCAAGTTCTATAGGCATACCCATTTCGTTTAGGCGCAACGCCGTAGCACAGGCTATTTTGGCCTTCTCGTAAACATCTTTGTAGTCGTAGTCCCTCAAAGGGATATCGACGTTTGCCTCGGGTTCGAGTAGTTGCATGAGCGGGGAGTGTAAAGAAATTATTGGGAAATGTGAAGAAGTTTAAAAAATAGTGAGTTTCCGGGGGGAGTTGAAAAATGGTGAGTTTCCGGGGGGAG